CAAAATTCATTCGCTTGGTCACCTGACACTTCATCTTGGATTGCTACAGGCAATTAAGTTAAAGAGTTTTTAAACAGGAGTAAGTGACCTATGGCCAAATCTAATGGCGGTATTATCGGAGCATTAAATCCAACATCGTTTGGAAAGTGTACTGTCACATCTGTTACAGCATCAACACCCGCATTTGCATTTCAACCAGGAACTAGATTAGTTTCTGCTGCAGTAGTAGCAGGTGGTGGAGGTGGTGGTAGAGGAATACAAGGCGCTTCTTCAGCTGCAGGAGGAGGAGCAGGTGGATTTCGTACTTGTTCATTATTTTCAATTTGTGGAGCATCAATTCCAATTACAATAGGAGCTGGAGGTGCATCTGGAACTGGTCCAGGAATAGGACCTTCTTCTGATGGAGTTCAAGGTTCTTCTTCAATTTTTTCAACAATCACATCAGCAGGTGGTGGGGGTGGAGCAGGAGCTTGTAGTAGTCCTGCAACATCTCAACCAGGAAAACCAGGAGGATCAGGTGGAGGAGCAGCTTATGTTGGAACAGCAGGAACAGGAAATACTCCGCCAGTAAGTCCTCCTCAAGGAAATCCAGGTGGAACAGGAAATGTTCCAGGGTTAACACAAGGTGGAGGAGGTGGAGCATCAGCAGCAGGAGGAAATGGAACTGTATCAACTGCAGGAGCAGGTGGAGCAGGATCAGATGTAACTCCAATATTTGGACCAGGTTTACCTAATTCAGGAGTTTATGCAGGTGGTGGAGGTGGTGGAGTTTATAATTTTGGACCAACAACTACAGGCGGAGCAGGAGGAACAGGTGGTGGTGGAGCAGGATCAAGTAGTGCATCTGTAGTAGGTACCGCAGGAACAGCTAATACTGGAGGAGGTGGTGGAGGTGGATCTGGTTCAGGTTCTACTGGTTCGGTAGGAGGTCAAGGCGGTTCAGGAATCGTTATCGTAAAAGAATTAAACAAGGCAAGTGGTGTTTGGAATTTAAAAAGTCAATTTAGTGCCGTGAAGAGCGGAACGTGGCCACAGGTTGGTTATAATGTAGATTATTTAGTAGTAGCGGGTGGTGGAGGTGGAGGATCTAATCCAGGTGCAGCTGGTAGAGGTGGTGGTGGAGGAGCAGGTGGATATCTTACTTCATTTCCAGGTGGTACAAAAATATTTGCAGGTGGAAGTATTCCAGTAACAGTAGGGGCGGGTGGAGCTGCAGCAAAAGGAGTCACTGCTGATGGATCACCATCTATTTTTTCAACAATTACAAGTACAGGTGGTGGAGGAGGTGGAGTAGATCTTGCTCCAACTAATAATGGTAGACCAGGAGGTTCAGGTGGTGGAGCTGCGACTAGAGGTGGGGCTGGAACTGCTGGAACAGGAATACCAGGTCAAGGAAATAATGGTGGAGGAGGTACAGAAGCGCCTCCAGCATATGGAGCAGGAGGAGGAGGTGGAGCTTCAGCAGTTGGAGGAAGTGGAACTTCTTCAGTAGGAGGTAATGGTGGATCGGGATCAGCTAATTCAATAACAGGTTCACCAGTAACTTACGCAGGAGGAGGTGGAGGAGCAAGTTGTGGTACTAGTCCTACTGCAGGTACGGGTGGATCAGGTGGTGGAGGAAAAGGCGCAAATAATTCTGCTCCAGTAACTCCAGGAGTTGCAGGATCAGTTAATACAGGAGGTGGTGGAGGTGGAGGAACAGATGCTTCTACAGCTACTGGTACAGGCGGATCAGGAATTGTTATTATCAGATCACCATCAGCAGCTAGTTTATCAGCAACACCAGGAACAAACACAGTTACAACATTACCGGCACCAGCTGGAGGTTGTAAAGTTGCGACATTCACGGTTTCTGGAACATTGACTGTTAGCTAATAATTCACACACTTGACATTTATTCTATAAATTAATATATAGGATTTAGAAATGAACCTACAGAATTATTTTTACTATTTTAGAGAAGCATTGACGCCTAGATTTTGTGATGAGTTAATTAAATATGGAAAATCACAACAAGAGCAATTAGCATTAACAGGTGGACAAACTGAAAAAGTAAATAAAGGAAAACCATTAGAAGAAAAAGATATTCTAGATTTAAAAAAGAAAAGAGATTCAAATATTGTCTGGTTGTCAGATCGATGGATATATAAAGAACTGCACCCATATGTTCATCAAGCAAATAGATTAGCTGGATGGAACTTTGAATGGTCATTTAGCGAAGCATGTCAATTTACAAAATATGGTTTACAGCAACACTATGGTTTTCACGCGGACAGCTGGGAGATGCCATATGATAATCCATCTAATCCTGATACTCATGGTAAAATTAGGAAATTGTCGATGACATGCTCCTTGTCTTCACCAGAAGATTATGAAGGTGGACAATTACAATTTCAATTTAGAAATCAAGATGATCCAACTACAACAAGAAACTGTACAGAAATATTACCTCGTGGTTCAATATGTGTGTTCCCATCTCACGTTTGGCACCAGGTTACCCCAGTTACTAAAGGGACAAGATACAGTTTAGTAGTCTGGCATTTGGGCTATCCATTTAAATAATATGAAAGCTACAGAAAAACAAAAAGAATATTTTAAACAATATTATTTAAAAAATAGAGAAAAAAAACTTAAATATGTAAGAGAGTATAAGTTAAGAAATCCAGATCAATATAAAAAATATCTTGAAAAACATGGCTATGAAAAATATGCAAGTATGCAAAGAAAAAGTTATCTTAAAAGAACATATAATGTAACTTTAGAAGAATATGAAAACAAATTAAAAGAACAAAATCATTGTTGTGCTATTTGTAATAGACATGAATCTAAATTTAAAAGAAAATTAGGTGTGGATCATGATCATAAAACTGGTAAAGTAAGAGATCTTTTATGTGCTGGTTGCAATGTAGATGTAAGCGTAGTAGAAGATAGATTAGAAGAAATGATGAAATATTTAAAAAAACATAGAGAGAAACTAAACTAATGGCAAAAACAGATCAATTAAATTCATCAATATATTTCAGCACTCCAGTATACTCTATAGAAATTCCAGAATGGGTGAATCACGTAGATAAGGTATGTGATAAATATATTAAAGCAGCAAAAGAAAATAATAAAAAAGCAATTAAAGAACGTGAAAAAGAATTAGGTAAAAAAATAGGTGATTTTTCTATGTCTCATCACAGTACATCTTTAGTTGGAGATCCTGATTTAAAAGAATTACAAGAATATATTGGTTCAACTTCATGGAATGTTTTAGATCATATGGGTTATGATTTAACTAACTATGAATTATTTTGGACTGAATTTTGGGTACAACAATTTGCAGAAAAAGCAGGTGGGCACCATACGCCACATGTGCACTATAATAACCATATTAGTGGTTTTTATTTTTTAAGATGTTCAGATAAAACATCTTTACCAGTATTTCACGATCCTCGACCAGGTAAGCTCATGACACAATTACCTTTAAAAAATGAAAAAGAAATTACGTTAGGAACTGATAAAATACATTATCGTCCAAAACCAGGAACAATGATTTTTATTCCAGCGTATTTAACACATGAATATATCGTTGATGCAGGAATCCAAGATTTCAGATTTATTCATTTTAACTTACAGGCAGTTCAAAAAATGATTACTGATACAGTAAGAGTACAAACTAGAGCGGAAAATAAAACAGAAACTAAAAAGGAGAAAAAATGAGTTTTAAAAAAAATAAATATACAGTAATTAAAAATGCAATATCAGAAGATCTTGCTAAATTTTGTTATGATTATTTCATGATGAAAAGACAAGTTGCAAGAACTATGTTTGATACAAAGTATATAAGTCAATTTACGGAGTATTTCGGCGTTTGGAACGATCAACAAGTTCCAGAAACCTATTCACATTATTCTGATATCGTAATGGAAACATTACTTGTAAAACTTCTTCCAATTATGGAAAAAGAAACAGGATTAAAATTAAATACTAATTATTCATATGCAAGAATTTATAAAAAAGGAGATGTATTACATCGTCATAAAGATAGATTCTCATGTGAAATATCTACAACTATGCATTTAGGTGGTGGTTGTTGGCCAAT